TTCCGCAGTACCATAATGAGTACGAGCTATCAACCGTTGATGAACAGGTCCCAGCCGGCCATCACGTCCGTCATGCAGGCATCAACGCCATTTTCTACGCGCGACATAGCTGCGACTATCGGGATCATCACATCGCGGTTGGTTGCCGTGATCCGTCCGTTTTCCGGGACGCCGGACAATTCGGATACCGTACGGATATATGCTTCCGTGTCATTCTCGCTCGGGGGTGCCCAGCGTGAAATCGTCTTCCGAATGGTGTCGAGCCCGTATTTACGGCTGTAAGTGTTCAGGCATTTGAACATCGCGCGGTATCCCCACGCCATAGATTCGAACTGCTTGAACGCAGCGTCGCGGGAAGGTTCCACCTCTCCCTTCCAATGGGTTCCGTCCTTGCGGATATTCCCGGGATTGTTGTTACGAAGTCCTCTGGTCATTTTTTTGTGCTGTTTAATATGTTTTCTACATCTTCAGGATTTACATTGAGCTTGCGGGCTATTTCTCCGGTCAATGCTTTTCGAAACAGACGTAAGAATGGAAAGTTCGGATTGATGATTAAAGCGTTGCCACAGCTCGACCATGCTTCTGCCAGGCAAATGGCAGAACCCAGGATCACGGTCGTAATCTTCGTTTCGATACCTCCTGTCGTAACGAATTTATCGATGAAAACGAATACTACGATCAGATTGAAGTAAACTGCCAGCTTGAATATCGTAGCCCGCAGGAGTTCTGACAGGATAAATTCTCCGCGCTTTCGAGCGACGCATATTCCAAACAAAGCGTCGAAGGCTACGGCAATAAGCACCCCATAAAGTACGAGCTGATACCCAGCGAAGAAATTCACGATAACGATCAATAGTCCTATAAGCCATCCTTGCACGGTCATAAGTGCTTCGGACAGCTTTGTAACAATACCTTCCAACACCTTTTTCGTTTTATTAAATATTTTGTCCATAGTTATTATGTTCACGCTATGGGAATGTACTACCGTTGGTATTTCTCAAATCTTTGTCCAGGTCGTATGGTCGGTATCTCTCTTATATACATACCCGTTTCGAATACGTAATCCGGCTTTTCCGATCAGGACTTCGAAAATATCTCCCGTGAATACCGCATAGTTGCTCGATCCTTTCACAACGGCTACTCCGTTGGGAGCGATCAGGTTCTTGCGGATGTCTTTCACGAAGTTGAATTGGGCGGCATTCATCGTTGCAGAGGCCGTAAGTTTTCCGGCTGCCGATGCTTCGACCGTAATCCGGATGTAGTACTTCTGGGCTGCTCCAGTGAAAAGATATGAAATCGTCTCGTCGATATTCAAATTCGTGTTTTGGGCTTCAGCCGTGCTGTTTCGGTACAGGGGATTGGCTTTCCCCGTCAAAGCGTTTACCACCTCGATCTTTACGCCCCCGCCACCTCCTTCGGCATTGCCTGTGATGCGGGCTGTAATCCGGGCTGACATCTGTACTCCCTGCCCACAGGTAAACGGCGGACTTGACTCGTAAACATTTCGGACAAAAGGATTGCTTTGTCCCGTAGCCAGTGCGCTCACTTCTTTCGTTTCTATGACACCCGGTACACTCACAGCACCCAGAACCTGCGATATGGACGTAATTCTGTATGGGGTGAGTATGATTTTATCTCCGCTTGCGGCCGCATCGCTCACCTCTACGGAATCGTTTTTGACCTGCAGGATTCCGACGGTTCCTTTGGTTGCGTGTACTTCCCCGTCGGCGTGTACTCTGAACACGGCTTTTTTCCGGTTTGTGTAGTCGGCTCCCGACCAGAAGGGCACATCGTCTTCCTGCAAGCCGCTCACGCCGGCCGTCACGTCGCCTTCAGCATTTTTCAGCAACATCACATTGGTCATTATCAGACCGCCTTTCACCTCGGTACTTCCGTCTTCCATAGCCTTCTTGAGGTACTCTGTCGATTTGATGGATTCGTCTATCGCGTCGTCGATCAAGTCCGACATGTTGCTGCTTATTTCATAATAATCGGAGAATACTTTTCTGAACTCGGTGCCGGTTATCTCGGATGTCGTACTCATATCGGCCAGCAGGGGCGTGAGATAATCTTCGAGTGCCTGGAAATAGACCGTAAATGAATCCGTGGGGACATCATACTTTTCGGCATTCGCCATGATGCTCCAATATTCGCCTTGAATCCGCGCCCATTCATTAGCCACCTGCTGTTTGTCGGAGGGCGTCAGGCTCGAATCCGAGGCGATGTAGTCCACATCCAACTTCACCTGTTCGATCTGCGCCTGCACATCCTCTTCGGCCGTGATATACCCCGTGGGGGCCTTGTTGCCTTCCGTAAGCTGAATGTCGTAGAGATACATGGAAACACCTTTGCCGACATACATGTATATCTTCTGCACCACACGCGAAGCATCGATGGTGTGGACCACTTCATATACTCCTTCCGTTCCCGCCGGAGGAGCGGAAAGCACTTCTTTGGTGCCGTCTTCGTATACGATACGGAACGTAATTTCGGCACCCTGCTTGATTCGGGCTTTGAAGACGTACGGAGTATTCGGCTTGTATTTTATCTGGCCGCCGAAACAGTCGGGGACCGTCGAAACCTGGGAGGCGTTGGTTGCGGCAAGCCCGGCTTGTATAAGTTTGCTCCAATTGACATACAAATATGCTCCGTCCGCGTCCGCCCCCGAAGTTACGACATCCGTAACGCCCTCTTTGGCGCTGTTCCATTCCCGGATAAACTGCTTGGCGATATAGTTGCGGGCGCCGACTTGCAGGTTGTCCACCGCTTCGTCAGCCTGCTTCTGTGCCACGAGGTTAGAGAAGCGGCTCACCTCGGCGTAGTAATCGGCGAATTTCTGGTTGAAGGTGTCGGGGACGATCGTCGTATCGGTGTCCGAGGTCAGGCTGATGTTACTCAGGTAGGCTGCGAGAGCATCGTAAGCTCCTTTCAAAGCCGTTATCGATACCCCGAAGGATGTTGCATCCGTCTGGTATTTGGCATACTCTTTCTGTATCTGCGACCATTGCTGTCGCACGGCGGGTTTTTCCTCTTTGGATAACGTACCGTCTGAAGACATGGCTGCCAGTCGTTCTTTGGCTTCGTTGGCTGCCGTATCATCGGTGTATTTGGATGCTTTGTCCCAATCCGAGCTTTCGAAATTGCCCGTTGCACGGGATTCGATACAGCGCATGATGTCGCCACCTTCGCCCTGCGTCCAGATGTCACCCACATCGTAGGGTGTAGTCGGTGTTACGACGAATACACGACGTTTGGCATCGGCCGTGTCCTGCGCCCGCGCCGCCTCTTGCAGGGCCTTTACCGCATCGCTGTCGGCGATCGGCGTCCATTTATAGGTTCCGTCCTCTTCTTTTACCCACCGCCACGATTTGCCCGCATCGGGGTTCGTCGTCTCGTCGCTCGATATGGTGAAGTGAATCTGCGGGTATTCCGCCGGAGTGATTTTGGCATTATCGGTTTTGCGGATGACAAAAGCCATGTAGGGATTGTCGCTTCCGACAGTATAGCTCTGGCTCCATACGTAACTTGCTATAACCGCTCCGGATGACGCTATCGGATTGTAACCCATCGTATAGCCTTCGCCCACCGACAGTACGGCGCCTTTGGGTATTCCTCCGACCGGAGTTTTGAGCCGGATGCGGGTGCTGTCGGCGATTTTGATCTGATCCCAGGTCTTAATGCCGTCGATATAGGATGCACCGATGCTGCCCTGCTCCCAGCAGCCTGCGTCCGTCGGGTCGAAATTCGCGGGCAGCGTATTGGTGAACGTGTCGCCGATATGGTTTTCCTGCTCGCCGTCCGCTATCCATGTTTGGGCCGGTTCATTGTAAAGCGAGGGAGTATAGGGATAGAACCAGTTTTCCACGACACCGTCCAGCCGTTTGTTGATCTCGGACAATTCGCCGGGCAGCGTGTTATCGATGTAATCTTTGGCTTGCTGAGCTTTGCGATCGGCGGAATTGGCAGTGGCCTGGGCTTCGGTGGCCGTCTGATCGATCTGTTCGATGTCGAACTCCTTCTGGAACTGTCCCGTCGCGGGGTCGTAGAGCTTGCCTTGCTTCCAGCCTGCCTCCGGGGTGAATGCCACGCCGACGCCGTTGTCGCCTACCAGCCGGAACAGCTTGCTCCGGGTGTCCAGCAGCGCCTTCTTGTCCAGGCTGCTGATCATACCTTGCAGATAGATATTATCCAGATAGGCCGAATAGCCCGACATCTGGATCCCGAAGACGGAGAGGTTCGTAAGGTCACCGAACTGTGCGGCGATATTCTCGGCCGTAAACTCCCAGTCGCTGACATTGCGGAGATAACGCTGGTAGGTGCGCGTCGAGTAGCGCGAGCTCTGCCGGGCGGGATTCGTGAACGATCCGTAGGCTACGAAGGTCATCGATTCCATCGGATCGATCTGCTTGGTAAAGGTGGCCGACAGGGGGCGCAGCTCGTAGCGGAACCGCTCGTTGCGGTCGCCCAGGACCTCCGTGATACGGAAATAGACCGTTGCGAAGCCTGAGAAAGAGAAGTTGCCCCGGCCGTCGTCGGAATCTGCCGTCGCATTGTTCGACGGGTCGAAGTCGTGGAAGATACCCATGCAGATATCCCCGACAGCTACGGCGCCGATCTCTCCCTCTTCGAGTTTGAGCGTTACGAGCTTCTGCTCCTTGTCCACGCTCTCGATCACCCCGGCGCCCGGAGCGCTCCAGTCGTCCCCGACGCTGATGCCCACACGGTTGTACCGAAGCTCCGGAACCTCCAGAAAACGACGGATGAAGAGGCTCTCCAACTCGCCGGCGCCTTTTTCACTTATAAACCCGCCCACTCCGGTAATACCGGAGGCATATGATGGTCCAAATTGTGCCCCTGCGTTGAAAGTCATTCTACCTTTGAACGTATCGGGTGCCTGCTTGTTGGCAAACTCCCATATTGCCCTTCGTGCAGAATAAGCATTTGTATCGGTCGGGAAAGTATTATCGTATCGGGTGATTAGATATATAGCCGCTCCATTCTCCGCAATGCCTATACGTTGGGAATAGAGCGATGCTTTCACGTCCGATTCAATACTGCCCAGGCGGGAATAAGGAGTATTGTCGCCTATCGTATAGGTTGCGATGTACTCGTTGTATAGTTTTTTTTCATAACCTTGAATCCGGGAAAGACGACCGTCTATACCGAATTGAGGACCCATTAATCGTACAGCCTGTCCTGCTTCGTAGTTTTTTTCGTTGTGTGTACAATACACGGGATTCGTTTCACAGTCATAGACTGTCGTGTCGCTGCTATGTTTGGCAGCATAGGAAGTGCCGACCTCAAGAAGTTCTTGTTCTGCTTCGTCTATGCGTTGCTGGGGGAGTTTGACGCCTGTGAGTACGAAAGTGTCAGGCCCTCGGTCATCATCTTTTCCACGAGGACGCATGTTTTCATTCGGTATAATCTGCTGACTTTCGCCGGACGTTTCGACTTGGGCGATGATTTCAAATTTCTTGTTGAATCCGTCTTCGGGTTTCCAGGTCGCGGGGTCGATATTGTCGCCATTGTCGTCGATAAGGGCGAGTTCGAAATCCCAGCCGATCAAATCGCCGCTCGTAAAATGTGCCCCCAGCGTTTCTCCTTCGATTACGTCTGAAGGTAGAAATGGCGTGTCGTTGCATACCATGACGTATGCCTTGTCGGTCTGCCCTTCAATGATTGTCCGATCGATAGTTTCTACCGAAGTGACGGTTTCCGTGTTCTTCGGGTAGATGTCGTCGAAAAACACTACGACTTCCTTGATTTCGTTTTTTGTAAGTCCGGGACGTGCGTCTATGTATTGCTGCCCATCCGGAAGCCGTAACCGGACTTCGGAAACGTGGTTCGTTACGCCGCCCTGTTCGGATTGTCCGTATTCTTTCGTCAGGTTGCGCGTGGAGCCGAATACATAGAAACGGGTCCCGTATTCGGAATCGTCCCCTTTCTTGGCCGGGATGCTTTTGACGACTTCTCCGCGTTTGAATGTTTCCGGCGTTCCGAAGTTCAGTTTTCCGAAATGCAGGGTTACGATACTGCCGTTCTCCTCGGTCCACCATTCGACATCGAAAGTCTCGGCAATGGATGATAAGGCATCCCAACAGGTATCGCCATTGAACGATACGAGCTTGTTGGTTTCCGGATGTTCGACATTTACACTTCCCATCTGCCAGTTGTTTCCTCCCAGTGCCTTGTTCATGTTGGCGACGATGAGCGCCCCGAAGGATGCCAAGTCTGTCGTGTTGTGGAATACAGCTTCAGGATTATCGCCTCCCAGCCAGAAGCAGATGAAATTTTTCATGTGGTTTTGCTGCGCCTGGAACTGAAGCGTGTATTTGTAGCCGCCGGTTTTGTTGTCGAAATCCGGATAAACCTCCGACATGATTTCGAATTTGCGGCCTTTGTAGGTGATGTATGATCCGAGGGGGAAATCCAGCGGGGTAAGCAAACTAAAGGGGAGTTCGATGTAATAATCCCCCATAAGTGCGTATTTGATAATGGCACTCGTTGTTACGGGCGCATCGTATATCGCTTTACCGGAAGGGTTGTATATTGTCATTTCGTCGATATATGTATCCTGTGCCATCACAGGGTCGATACAAAAGTGTGGGGTTTCGGCACATTATGCAAGTAATTTTAAGAAAAAATACAGAAAAACGCCCCGGTCTTTTGACCGGGGCAAGAGGGGGTTGCTTCCATCCGTATTTTAAGGTTTAAGCCATGAACTTTGCGGCTTAACGATTAGACGAGCGTTGTTATATGCCATCTTCAATGTTAAGCATGTGCGCGCTGTATAGGTATTATTCCCTATTTTATGCGTGGCTAAAGCTAAATCCGGATTGGGTGATCCAGGGGTAAGGCATAAGGGCAACAGAAGTTGTATTTTCCCTTCGTAATACTGGGGGACAGCTATTTTGTAATTTGACCTTGCTTTTTTTTGGGCTTCATTAATCGCGCCAACGAGTCTTCTGCGCATTTCGTCTGAACTCAGCCCTTGCATGTGTGCAGGAAATCTGTCCATGTTGTCCGCAATGATATGGTCGATTTGAGG